CCCAGCCGCCATGGCCTGTCCAGCCAGCGGCCATCTGAGTCGTGGTGCTAGTCGCAAGCCATGGCGGTACGGCAATGAGCGCCTGAAGTGTAGACAAAACTTCGTGTTCAACCCTACCATCCCACTCGACATTCGTGAGCCAAGAAAAGTTCTCCAGGATGAGAATCGGGCGGATCCCAAGGTTCAAAGACAAGATATACTTGGGCCGCTTTTCGAGGATAATCATCCTGTGCTTACTGACAATTCTTTTCTTTCATTCCTCTCCGCTTTCAACAAGCGCTGCAATTATAAAACGGAGGACCGTGCAGACAAGTCAATTATCAAGGCTTCGCGCAAGCTTCTTAAACAGCTTGTGCCGGAACCTCTGCCGGCCATGGAATGGACCAAAGATCTCTATGACGAGTGGAAGATGCAGTTTCCTATACAGAAACGCAATAGGTTGGATAAAGCTGTGGGGCGTTTCCAGCACTTCAAACAATCCGAGTTTGCAACTAAGGACGTTTTCGAGAAGGTAGAACTTCTTATGAAACGTCATGATAATGAGTGGGCCGGTAGAATCGTTAATGCTTCTACCGACCTGCACAATGCTCTCTCGGGTCCTTTAATCAATGCCTGTTTGAAGAGGCTGGTTACTTGCAGCTCAACACACGCTGATACTAACCCAAAAGTTAGCATCCGTTATGCTTATGGCGATACTCCACAAGCGTTTGTTTCTGATTTGGAAGGAGAAGGCCCCTTTGTAGAGGCTGACTTTAGTTCCAATGACAAACTTCAAGTCGCTGATGTAGCAATCCTAGAACATGACTGGGCAGTCCGTTTGGGTATGCCTCCCTGGCTCGCCAGGTGCATACTCAAGGCAACTTATTACACTGCTCAGAGCAGGAGGTTCGGGTTGAGGGCCAAACTCAAGTTTCAACTACCGTCTGGCTCTACCTCAACCACCTTCCGCAATTGTATTTGGAATTCCTCCATTTATTGTGCTTGGGCTTTCAGGTTCGGCATTCGTTCAAAGTGTGTTATCCTTGGTGATGACATGCTGGCAAGAATCACGAATGGCCTGATTCCCAAAAGAGCAAAGCGCGATTACGAACGTTTCGCGAAGATGGCTTGCATGAAAGCCAAAGTGTTCGTTAGGACACATTTGGTTGACTGTGAGTTCCTCTCTAGACGTTTCGTACCCACTACTTATGGACATCTTATGTTACCAAAGCTTGGAAAGGCTATGGGGCGCTTTAACGGGCGTTCCAACAATAGCTATGTCTGTGATAATGACTACATAGCTGGCAAGTCCCTTTCCTATGCTTATGAATTTCGGCATTACAGGCCTGCTTGTCACTTATTCCTGGAGCGGTTCCTTGCGACAGGATGCAGTTTAA